AAGCGATGGACTGCTAAAAAAGGATTTACTGCAATTAAGCATAAAAAGTCTGCAGACGGAAGTAAAGGATATTTTTATTTTCGTTTAGGACCAGATCCAGGAACCGAAGCTCAAAAAATTCAAGGATATTTTGCACAACTACCATTACTTAAACATTTTAAATTTAAAGTATTAGGTGAAAAGCCCGTACAAAAGAAACCACGTCCAAATATATAAATTAACAAAAAGGTTATGAGTAAAAAACAAAAACAACATCAAATGATTGTTCCAGGAAATGCATTAGCAGTACATGTTGCAGGAACAGAATTTTCAGATTTGTCAATTGCATTGAAAACATGGAAACGCAAAGTAAAAGATGCAGACATACTCGATTCGGTAAAAAATCGTAAAGAATTTATTAAACCGAGTGTAACAAAAAGACAAGCAAAACAAAGAGCTCAATACATTCAACGAATGGAAGACCTTAGGAATAATTAATAATTACAATTAATTTTTTAAGCCTCAACAAAAAAAGTTGGGGCTTTTTTACTGTTTTTTCAAACGGTGTTATATATATTAAAGAATACGCTATCAAATCCTATCTATATAGCGTCTATAAAAAATAAAATATTCTATTAAGATTTCAAATAATCTTATTTCCAAAAACAAAATTTAAGGAGAACAAATGGCAAAATCAGATTTGCTAAAAGAAGCAATCGCTGACGCAAAAGCTGTTAAAGAAACTGCAATTGCAAATGCGAAGCTAGCTTTACAAGAAGCATTTGCCCCAAGAATCCAAAGCGCGTTGTCACTTTCACTTTCTGAGCAACTAGAAGATGAAGAGGAAGGAATGGAAGACATGGAAGCTGGTATGGAAGACATGGAAGCTGGAGAAGCTGAAATGGAAATGGGTGCAGAAGAAATGGGTTCACCTGAATCAGTAGGAGTTGGTTTGGATTTCGATGCAGACGGCGAATATGATTTAACGGGAACATTAGGTGCTGAAGAGGAAGGCGAAGAAGGAATGGAAGACATGGAAATGGGTGCTGAGGAAATGGAAGCTGGAGAAGCTGAAATGGAAATGGGTGCTGATGAAGAGGATCTAGACCTTGCTGAAATCATCCGCGAACTAGAAGAAGGAATGTATGAAGAAGAAATGCCGGCTGAGGATGAAATGATGCCTGAAGGTGATTATTCTGCAGAAGAAGATGAAGACATCGATGAGATCATCGAAGCAATCCTTCGTGAAGAAGAAGAGGAAGAAGAAGTAACTGAAAATGTAGCAATGGAAGCTGAGCTAAATGAAGCTTATAGCACTATCAAACAACTTCGTTCAGTTATCAATGAAGTTAACCTTCTTAACGCAAAACTTCTTTACACAAACAAATTGTTCCGAAACTTTGAATTGAATGATTCACAAAAGATGAAGGTAATTGAGAATTTTGACAGAGCAGCAAATACCAGAGAAGTTAAATTGGTATTCAGCACATTGGCAGAAAGCTTCAAGAAGCCGACAGTTAAGCGTGTTGTAAAAGAAAGCTATGCTTCTAAACCAACTCATACAACTGCACCATCTCCAGAATCAAAACAAATCATTTCGGAAGGTAATGAACTTGCAAACCGTTGGAAAAAATTGGCTGGTTTGCTTTAATTAATTTAAAAAAACAAAACAAGAAAAAGGAAAACTAAAATGGATATTTCAAATCTATTGAAAAGTAACAACCCAAACCAAACTATCGCTGCTAAGCCGCTAGTTAATAAATGGGCGCCTACTGGACTTCTTGAAGGTCTTAAGACTGAAACAGAAGTAGCAGGTATGGCTCAGCTTCTTGAAAACCAAGCACGTCAGCTTGTAAAAGAAGCTTCACAAACAGGAACCGCTTCTGGTTCAGAAGAATGGGCTGGAGTAGCTCTTCCATTGGTAAGAAGAATTTTTGCTGAATTTGCAGCTAAAGAATTCGTTTCTGTACAGCCAATGAACCTTCCATCTGGACTTGTATTCTACCTAGACTTCAAGTATGGAACAGCTCAGCCAGGATTCACTGCAGACGTTGATCCTAACCCAGCAGGTCATCCATTCGCATCGCCAGGTGCCGATGATTCAATTTTCGGTGTAACTAATGCAGATGAAGCTTCAGGTGGTCTTTATGGCGCAGGTCGTTTCGGATACTCACTTAATAATGTACAAGCTGCAGTAACACCTGTAGCAGCTACAATTGGTTCTGCATCTGTTAATTTTGATTCAGATTATACATCGAATTTGTCTGCATATAAATTGTTGACAATTCCTGTACCAACTAATGCTGACCTTTATGCAGTTAGATCATTTACACTAACTTCTGGTTCAACAGAGATCGTACCTGTACAGGCATTTACAGTAATTGACAGCAACTATACTGCTTCATTCGTTGTAACAACTTTGCAGTCTGCGTCATTAGCTATTGATGCAAACGTTAATTATTCACTTCAACCAACTGACATCACAAGAGGTGACTTCGAAGATGCAGATCCATTCAAAGGTTCTGGTAACGGAACAGGTATCAATAACGGAACAGATATTGACATTCCTGAATTGAACCTTGAAATGCAATCAGAGCCAATCGTTGCTAAGACTCGTAAGTTGAAAGCAGTTTGGACTCCTGAATTTGCTCAAGACCTTAACGCTTACCACTCAATTGATGCTGAAGCTGAATTGACTTCAATGCTTTCTGAGTATGTATCAATGGAGATCGATCTAGAACTTCTTGATATGTTGATTGCAGCAGCTCCAACAACTGAGTATTGGTCAGCAGTTAATAACGAAGTATGGAACGGATCAGGATTCGATCAAACATCTACTACTACTGGTGGTTTCTATAACACTCAAGGTGGATGGTTCCAAACTCTTGGTACTAAATTGCAAAAAGTATCTAATAGAATTCATCAGAAGACGTTGAGAGGCGGTGCAAACTTCCTTGTAACTTCTCCTGCAGTAGCAACTATCCTTGAGTCTATCCCAGGATTTGCAGCAGATACTGATGGAACTAAGATGGAATTTGCAGCTGGTGTACAGAAGATTGGTGCAATCAATAACCGTTATACAGTTTACAAGAACCCATACATGAAAGAGAATGTAATCCTTATGGGATTCCGTGGATCACAGTTCCTTGAAACAGGTGCTGTATTTGCTCCATATGTTCCGCTTATCATGACTCCACTTGTATACGATCCAGTTAACTTCACTCCACGTAAAGGTGTCATGACACGTTACGCGAAGAAAGTAGTTCGTCCAGAATTCTACGGAAAAGTATACGTGAAAGGATTAAACACTCTTTAATCAATTAACAAGTTGATTTAATTAATTGAATTAATAAATTAATGATTAAAAAAAGGGAGGCTTCGGTCTCCCTTTCTTACTGTTTAGATATTTATATTAAAATACAATCTATAATGGAAAATAACAATCTAGGTAAGTTTTTAAGAAGAACTGATATAATTAAACGCATAGTTGATGAACAAGAAGCATTGCGAGAGCAAAAGAAAAAGCCAAAATCTAAAACTGATAAAGACCGTCAACTGCAATATCAAAGAATATTAGAACAAGAATTAGTGGCTAGGATATTTGCTAATGTATCTTCTACTGGTGGTGAAAGTGGCGGTGAAAGTGCAGCTGCTTCACTATTAGTTGGTGGGTCTCCCACATATTATAGTGGAAATCCGTCGAATGCAGTATATACATTAGACGACTCAGCAAATGAAATTCAACCAACAGTTATACAAGTTGATTATTCAACGACGACGTACTTATATGATTCATATCAACATCCAAATGGAAACATATTTCTTGCCGGATCAAATATTAGATTCGCTGGTTCGACCTCATTGGGTTTAATAATTTTAAATTCAGATGGTGAATTAGTAACTAGATATATAAACGGTATGAATAACATATACGAAATCCATCCAGATACAATATCGGATAAAGTATACGTATGTGGGGTATTTACAGCTGCTACAGATAGTACTCTTAATACCAATCTATCCAGATATTCTGTTATGCGTTTAAATTCAGATGGATCTTTAGATGCTACATTTCCTAACATAAATGCCGGATCGATTTTTACGCAAAATGCTGTAACGATGGATATTGATTCTGCAGGTAATATCTATGTTGGTGGAGGTTTCACCGGCCGGATTTTTAAATTCGATTCTACCGGGACATTGGATTCTACATTTTCTACAAACCGAGGCACTGGGTTTAGCAGCGGCACAGTCGGTCGTATTACATATGATCAATACTCCGATAAAATATATGTAATAGGATATGGTTTAAGCACATATAATGGAGTAACATTACCACAAAGCAATTTAATTCGTATGAATTTAGATGGTACTATTGATAACGCATTCGATGGCGGTGGCACCGGATATCAAAACACAATATCTACAGCTGGTACCTCATATGATGCCCGCGGACGAGTTATTCCGTTACCAGATGGGAAATTATGGTTTTTAATGGCTGGGTACAACAGTCGTTATATTACATCAACAATATCGACATATCAACATATAATGCGATTAAATTCAGATGGTACAATTGATACATCATTTCCGGTTACAACTGGTTCTATAACTAATAGCGGGTTTAACCATCCAACTGCAACATCTGTAAGATGTGCTACTGTTACGGTATTGGATTCAGGAAACTTACTAGTAACAGGGACATTTAATTCGTTTAAAGGCATATCTTGCAAAGAAGGATGGGCAGTTATCGACGCAACAACTGCGGAAGTTACATCGGAATTTGCACCTACATATAGTGCAGCTACACAACAAATTGACTCATTCAGTGATGTTATAACATCTTATACAAAATTACAAAACGGTACACATTTAATAACAATTGATAATATTCGAGCATATTGGAATCATTATCCTGATGGTCATATTTATCGTTGTTTGTTGTCTGATTATAATACTCGAGCTACTAATTTCGGTACTGGATTTAATAATGATGTATACGTTATCAAAACGGATCCCGCGGGTAATATATACATAGCAGGTGGCTTTACTGAATACAATGGTACATCCGTCGGCCGAATTGTAAAATTAAATTCAAATTTTGAACTAGATACTACATTTAACACAAATATTGGTACCGGATTTAATAGTGCAGTATATGATATTAATTTTCTGGCAGATGGTAGCATAATATGTGCCGGGGCCTACACTCAGTTTAATGGAGTTTCTAATAATCGAATCATAGTATTAAACCCAGATGGTACTAAGAATACAAACTTTGATAATACTACCGGATTTAATAGTATAGTATATGCAATCGATGTACATAATGATATAATTTATGCTGGTGGTCAATTCTCAACATATAAAGGAGTTACTGTTAACCGAATTTGTGCGTTAAATTCTGATGGTTCTATACATACCGAATTTCAAAATCAAGTAACAACTGGGTTTAGTAGCACGGTTAGAAGTATATCTATAGATACTGATTTAAACAGATTGTATGCGACAGGTGCATTCTCTCTATATAACAGTGTAAGTGCTGGGTATATATGTGCATTAACATTGCAGGGTATAAAAGATACAACATTTACTGTTACGGTAACTGGCGGAACCAATTTATGGAACGTAATACGAGTGCAATTGGATGGTAAAGTTTTAATAGGATATGCTAATGTCAATGCTCCTGTTATTAATGGAACAACAATGGGATTGTGCCGATGGATACGTTTAAATACAAATGGCACTGTGGATTTAATTAATAAAGATCCACAGAACCCTGGAGCATATGTATATGACATTAACACAGATGGGGATGGTAATATATACGTAGCATCAACGGGTACTATATATGTATTAGATTCTAACGGCAATTCAATTGATAGCATATCAACCGTTAACGGGGTCGTTTATTCATTAAACATTACAAATTCAACATTAAAATAAGGAACAAATGAAACATTGGCATCAACTTCGATTGCAAAACGAAATAGTCTACGTAGGAATTGATGAACAAGATTCACTCAATATAAACGAGTTAGAAACATTTTCTGCGTTTTTATCTAGTTTAGATAAAACATCTTGTACTGATTTTCAAATTCAAGAACATGAATTAGGTATAATCGATGGTTCAGTTTATGCATGGAATCAATTGAACTATGAAATTTTAAATGCAATGGCAAATGAAATAATTAGTAAAATTAACATAGCTGAATGATATTTATATTAAAAGAAAAATATGGCAGTACCTAGAAGTAAATATTCAATGCAAGCGGTTATTAGATATGATGGTCGCCTTGTAGACGTTCTTGACCGAATTCGTGCAATTCGATTGGTATTAATGGTTCACATAGAAAAAGACTTAGGACCAGATAAAGAATTAGTTACTATTAAAATCATGACACCATATCCGGCAAGAAAAACCTTTCAAGCAGTAAGACAAATGTGTTTAGGTAAAATTGAAACATTGCAAGAAATGCAATTTCAAGAAACAACACTTACCAAGTTAAATTAATCAATGTTACAAATCAAGGTAAATTATGGCAACCCCAAACAAGGATAAAACTCCACCTAAAACCGATATTAAATTTTCAATTACATTATCTGAAGAACAAAAACAAGCAAAGGCTCAAATTATTGAAACGCCTTTTAATTTTATACTAGGAAAAGCCGGATCCGGTAAAACCTTATTAGCAGTTCAGATCGCGTTGGATATGTTCTTTAAACGCAGAATAAACAAGATTATAATAACACGACCAACTGTATCTAATGAAGACAATGGATTCTTGCCAGGGTCATTAGCAGAGAAAATGGATCCATGGTTAGTGCCACTGCGAAGCAATATGCGTAAAGTATATAATAAGCCGGATATTCTAGATAAAATGGAAAAGGAAGAAAATATTGAATTAGTTTCTTTAGCACACTTCCGCGGACGTACTTTTGATAATGCAATTTGTATTGTAGATGAATTTCAAAACCTAACAAAACAACAGTTACAAATGGTATTGTCTAGATTAGGCAAGGATAGTATTATGATTTTAACCGGAGATCGTTATCAGATAGATTTAAAATTTGCAAACGATTCTGCGGTGCATGAAGTACCTAAATTAACTAAGTCACGCTTTGTTAATGAAATTATATTAACAGATAATCATCGTCACGAAGCGTTAGATGAAATTTTAAAACTTCTAAACGAAACATACTGATATTTATATAAAAAGGGATCACAATGGATTATTCAGAAAACAAACCGATTTGGCCAGGGTCATCATCATTTACTCCAGGTTCTACTCCGTTTGGATTTTTTGATACTGATCCATTGTTTCAATCACAAGCAGATAGTTTTGCTAAATTTGCAGCACACCATGTTGGTTATCCTATTATGGATGTGGAATTGCAAGATATAAATTTTTATACTGCACTTGAAACTGCTGTTATTGAATATTCAAATCAAATCAACCAAACTAATATTGTTAATAACTTAATGAGTACATTAGGAGTACAGACCGGGTCTGACTTTTTAAATGGCGGATCGCTAACCGGTCAAGTTGTAGGAACATCATTAAGCTATATTACGAAACTATCAAAAGCATATGGTACTGAAGCAGATTCAGGAGGATCTGTAAATTGGCATACTGCATCTATCGATATCGTTCCGGGACAGCAATCTTATTCAATTCGCGACGCTGTCTCTGCATCACTTGGAATAGTGTTAAGCAATACTAGTTCAATTGAAATACGCAGAGTATTACACAATACTCCTCCGGCTATTGTTCGTTATTTTGACCCATATGTTGGAACAGGATTAGGTTCACAACAATTGTTAGATGCATTTGATTTCGGAGGATTTTCGCCATCTGTGAATTTCATGATGATGCCACTACATCAAGACTTATTACGCATTCAGACAATTGAATTCAATGACCGCATAAGAAAATCACACTTTTCTTTTGAAATACACGGAGATGATATTAAATTATATCCAGTGCCAGGTACTCAAGGTACACAGGCAGTTCCTTATTATGACAAGGTTTGGTTTGAATTTATATTCGAAGAAGAAAAAGCTAAGGATGCCCTTTTATTTGGTAATACCGCAGTTTTAAACGGCGTTATAAGTGACGCATCAAATATACCATATACGTATCAAACATACAGTACAATTAATGATATGGGGCGATCTTGGATATTCAAGTACGGAGCCGCAATTGCAAAAGAAATGTTAGGATATGTACGAGGTAAATATTCATCGGTACCGATACCAAATGCAGAAGTAACGTTAAATGCGTCAGATTTATTAAGTGCTGCACAATCAGAAAAAGATGCATTGGTAACACAACTCAGAGAGTTTTTAGCAGAATTAACTAAAGAAAAGATGCTAACAAGACAGCAGGCTGAGAATGATGCAATGAATGAGATATTGAGTAAAATACCATTGAAAATTTATATAGGATAATGAAATGGCTTTATTTGGAGGACACCGTGATGCTAAGTTTTTAGCTTCAATAAATGCAGAGCTACTGAATTCTGTTATTGACACGGAAATAGAGCTATTTAAATTGATAATTGAACAAAGCAATTCAAATTTGTATGGGGAATCTGAAAATAAATCATATTACGATTCTATTTTAATTCCTTGTTTAATTACCAAAGAAACTAAAACCGCAACTCAAGATGACTACGGACATACATATTCACGTACAGCACAGTTTGCTATTTCTCGAGATATATTAGTTCGTGCAAACATATATCCAGAAGTTGGTGATATTATTTTCTGGGATAATGAATACTATGAATTAGATAATGTAGACTCAAATCAATATTTTACAGGAAAGAATCCAGACACATGGCCTAATGGTAGCAATCATGGATACAGTGTTTCTGTGGTTGTTGACGCACATGCAACAAGACAAACACCTGCAGGAATAAAAAATATTAGATTCGGAGCAGATGGTAAACGTGATGCATATAAAGGATTTTAATGCCTAGATATAACAATCAAAATATTGACCGTAAAACAAATAAGCCAAATGCTAAAACTAATTTAGCAAATGGAGACCGCACATTAAATCGAGCTGAACAAGTTCGAAGAGATGATGATATAATTCGTACTCCAAAGCGTACGATATATGATATTGACTACGCCATTAAATGGTATTTAGACAATGAAATTCAACCACAAATTACACATCAAAAAGAATTAATCAATGTCCCGGTTATATTTGCCAATGGTGAAAAGTGGGACAATGTTCAGAGATTGGGATATATTCGTGATGAAAAAGGGATGTTACAATCACCGATAATAATGATTAAACGCAATTCAACATCAGAACGGGATTTTCTAAAAACACTTGATGTTAATAATACTCCAGATTCGAATAAAATTATACATAAAATTAAATATAATAGTAGAAATAGATATGAGGATGAACTATTTCCTATGCCTATAAATAATCCACAAAATTCTGAAAAAATATATGTAGTTGATATTCCGAAGTATGTTTTAGTTGAATATGATTTAATGTTATGGTGTGATTTTACTACACAGATAAATGAATTAGTAGATCAAATGCTCCCACATAATCGTTTTGCTTGGGGAAATGAACATAATAAATTTAATACGTTTATGGGAGCAATTAATTTTGAAACCATAAATACAGTTGGCGAAGATCGATTAGTGCGAGCAACAATACCAATAACAGTTCACGGTACGTTACAGGCTGAACAAGAATCTCGTATATCTACCATACAAAAAATGTATTCTATTAAAAAAGTGCGGTTTGATTCTGTAATTGATGTCGGGGTAAATTTATTTGAAACAACACAAGTTCCAGTTTCATTGTTACGTATATCACAACAAATATTTTCCGGCGGTACTGTTGTAGTTAGTGGAGGTGGCTCTACAACACCTATCGATTCTACCGCATTAACATACATAATTAACTTGACAGATTATTTTGCAACATATGTATCTGCAGATACCGTAACAATTAGCGGCGCAGCTGCAATCAATCCTACAACAAATGATGTAGCTACAAAAAATGAATTTGATGTGTATATTAACGGACAATACATAGATAAGTCAGCATATACATGGACTCCGGCAAGCACATCGCCTCAAACAATTCAGTTCGATACTGGAATATTAGCATATGAAATAACTGCAACTGATGTGATCGTTGTAAATGGGAGATGGCAGTAATGAGTAGACGATTTAGTATAAATCAGTTACCCACAGGATCATATGGAATAACAGGATCATTCTCTGGATCGTTTATTGGAGATGGTTCAGGATTATCTGGTATTACTGCAACCGTAGCACCAGCTGGTCCAACAACCGCAGTACAATTTAATGATGGATTAAACAATAGTGGAAGCTCGGATTTTACTTTTGACAAAACAACCGGAATGGCTTTGGTTACGTCAATGAGTATTGCTAACATATATTATCCAACAGCAGATGGTACGAATCAACAAGTTATTAAAACCGATGGTGCCGGTAACTTAGAATTTGGATATTCTGACACAATCACTATACAAGTCTATAATTCAGACTCTATTACCCTACAAAAAGGTACTCCAGTACATGCTACGAGCTCAGGTACAGTTGGAGAAGTAACTGGTATAGTATTAGCAGATGCCGGAAATCCAATTCGTATGCCGGCAACGGCAATACTAAACACTACATTAGCCCCAGGTGAAACCGGTGAAGCCATTTTAACTGGATACATTAGAGGAGTTAATACTGCAGGCTTTGTTTCTGGAGAAGTTGTGTATGTAGCAGTTGGAG